TATAATTTCCAATTATTTAATTGCATTTAGTGTCTTTTAGTTTACGCGAGTTGTTTTCTTGTCATGTGCTATGCTGAACCATTTCTTTACCATCTTTGCTTCTTCTAGCACATAAGTTATCATTGATTCTAATTGAGCAAACATTCCTATTTGTTGAGGATTAGACCATAATTCGGGTGATGTTCCGTTTTTTAGAATTCGGCCAATATAGTTATAGCCCATATTTGTAAAGTTATCATTTATGTGGTGAGCTTGTAGTCTGTATGACGGTCTCATCTTATGAGATAATCTAGTGTTTCCACTATCTACACCTTCTTCGTATTGGTTCATTTGTTAGTCCCTTTATTATTTAAGATTGCTTGATTATGCTTAGAATTTGCATCTTTCACTGTATAACCTCTAACTTGGATGTTTACTGATGATAATTTATTTTTTGATGTACTATCATCATAGTAAGTTCCTTCTTTACTTTCCCATCCACCTCTAAATATAGGGTAGACATCTTTAACTGGAACCCTGTTGTTCCATGCATCTCTAACATATCGCTCTAATATAATATCGCCATATTCATCAATACCATAATGTGTTTCATATATGTTTGCTTTATTATCATTATCAGCATCAAACCAAACGCTTACTGAATCTACACCATCAATCATCTCTACTATTTTTACAATATCTGATACAGGAATTCTGTCTCTTCGGGTATTAGCTAAATAATAATCTGAGAGAGCGTCTAATATATCTTCTCTTACATTATCATATTCATATCCTTCCCATAAGATAAGAGACATATTAACTACAAATTTTGGATATAAAATATCTAAAGTTGCGTTATCAACTGTAATTACTCGTTGGCCAGATTCTTCAATTAAATCTAATATTGCAGTTTGTTCGGCTGTGGATAATCTGAATGCTGAGTTACCAGGAGCAGGTGAATGAGGAGCTGTGAAATAATCTTGGTCAGCTGTAATTCTCTTAGTCACATCTGGGATGAGGAACAAATAAACTGTATTGTCATCTTTTTTCTGAGCATTTAATTGAACGTTCATTTGATCAGTATAATTCTTAGCTTGATCAACATCAAATTTTTTCTTTAATGCTTGGCTAGACTCTGCACCATAAGTGCTAATTAAGTTTTTGTATTCTTTCTCTAATGCTCTCCATATATCATAGGCCTGTGTATATTTATCAGAAGCATATTGGTCATTATATGTAGCAAAACCATTGATTGCATCAATTACTGTGAATTGATTTAGTTTTCTTAAAAAATGTACATAATTATCGGCGTTAGCTAAAACAAAGCTTCTTGATTGGTGAGGAGCTAGTAGTCTAGTTAAATATAATGGTTCATCCATCGTTCCAAAAAGAATAGTATTTTCGACAGTTGTTGATATGAATTTATTTAGATCAATTTCTTCATTATTTAGCGAGTACCCTTTTGATGAGAATTTCCATTGATCTTCTAATGCTTGTTCCATTGTATCAATGTTACCAGATATTCCATCAGTCATTAGGTACTCAACTAATATAGTTGATCCCATTGCAGGTGCTTTACCATTATAACCATTGCCGAAGAATAAATCTAATCCACCGGACTGGCCGGTCTTAGTTAAACATACTTCTTCTTCAAATACCATGTCTAAAATTGATTCAACTATTGGCCATTGTTTACCATTTACAAAGACTTTAACATGATAATTATCTATGCTGGCGCCTTTTGATGTTGTAAAGTTAAATGATTGTAGTGGGTCTCCGGTTCCAGTTGCTTGTTGATATTCAATAGAGCCTTGCGCAATATTACAAATAATATTTTGCGTCGGCCCTGTTAAGTTTAATCTTGATTCTTCAGAAGGAAGAATCACAGTATAAGTAAGACCGTTTTGTTGGTTAGTTAATGTACTATAATTTGGTATCACTATAACAGTTCCTTCATTTTCTAAAGTTTCTCCATTATATGTAAACTTTAATGAACCTCTTGCAGCCATAGCTCTTGATGGATTATGGCCTGTTAATGCGGCCAATCCTCTGACGCTAGATGCTCTAGAAGCTTGGTTGATGTTTAGTTCAGTTATAGAATCTTCTATATAAAACATAATCATTCTGCCATAATTCAACATCACTTGAAGTAGTTGACCCATTGGAGATGCCATTGTAAAATATTGACCTACATTACCATAAGTGGATGATAAGTAATTTATCGAATCCTGGTAAAGCTCAGAAAATCTTATTCTAGAGGTTTTAAATATATTAGGTGAAAAAGCCATTTTTTAGTTTTATTTTTATTTTATAAGTAGATTACTTCACTAAAACTCCGAAAGTCTTTTGTTCGTTTATGTAAAAATCTATGACACAATAATCATAGCCGGCCTCTGCTTTTCCGAATGATATATCAGGGCGAATACTATAATCACCTGATTCTGAAACATACTGCCAAATTTGGTTCTTAATATCCTCTTCTAATTGCATTTTATTGATCTTAGTTTCGAATATTAGATCTTCTATTCCTAATCCAAAGTTTAAATCTCCGAGTATTTGACCTTGTCGAGTCCCAAGTATCATTTTAATCTTGGCCATGATACTTTCAATGGGATTAGAATGGTCTAGGATGTCTGTCCTAAAGTTAGGATCAGATGGATTCCGGATATAGAGTTCCTGTATCATTTAGTTTTATTTTATATATCTACAAAAATAGAAAAGGAGACTCGAGAGTCTCCTTTATTTTCAATTTTGTCTTAGTGTTTAATTCTTAATTAAGACTTTACTAAAGAATATCTCAAATGGTATAGTAAATGAGCAATAGAAAATGAACCAATCTGCCCACCATGCAATTAAGGGTTGATGGAATACTAAGGCAAAAGAAATGCCTAAGAGCATTAGCATTTTAGCTAAATGCCAAAGATCTGTGATCCATACTAAAAATGTAGTCGAACCAAAAAACCGTTCCCCCTGTGAAGCATCACCATTTTTATATTTGTTTCTCCATGATAATGATGGTTTAAGCCATTTTTGATGTTTCCAACTTGCAAAGATTGATTTATTGTATCGAGTTTTGAGTACATCCATAACTGAATTGCAAATTCCTGCGAATACTAATAGAATAATACTAATCCACCACATTCTTATCCTCCTTCTTTTTCTTTCTTTTTGCTATCACCCAACGTATTGGGTTAACTATCCACGCAAATACTAATTGTACTGCAAAAAAGCCAATTAGCGGAATCCATGGAATAAACGTAGCAACATAAAGCCAATGATCTTGCCATATATTATATGCAGTACCAAAAATTACAGAGGTTGCTATTAAAAATTCAATCCAAAATAGCTTAGTTTTAATTCTTTCTTTTAAATGTAATTTCATAATTCTTTTATTTTAATTCTGGGTAATATGTTTCTGATAAATTTTCATTAACGATAATCATTTTTGCATGAGTCGGGAGTGTAATTTCAATACCAAAATCTTTTCTTACTTTATCAGCTATTGGTTTGAATACATAATGATCTTCATACATGATCTTCCATCCACTAGGTATTTTAGATTTTATTGTCTCTATTGATACAGGGAAGTAGTTTTCATTTACTTCTCTTGACCAGTTAGACTTATAATCATACTTTAGTAACCAATGAAGAAGATTTCCCATATTGGCAGTGATTTTTCCCCAAACTTTTTCGAATGATCTCTTATACTTTCGCTGCATCCAAATTTTCTTCTTTAGCTTGGCGATATCTTCTTTACTTACTGGAGTTTGCCAGTATTCTTTAGCAGGCATCATATCTCTAATCACAACATACTTAAACTTAGGGTTAAAAACTTGTTGCTTCCAAAATTTATGTATTGTTTGAGGATCACTATATGAATATACTCCGTGTATAACTGACATTAAAGTAAGAGCGATATCATCATACTCAGTAGCGAGATATAATGCTTCTTTCCAATTATCAGTAGCCTTTATATCAGGAAATTTAGACTGAACCATTTGGATCATCTTATCATCTAAGTCATATCCAATAAACCCTTTTATATCAGGATATTTTTGTTTGATATTATTCATGATATATCCATCTGCACAACCAAAATCTATGATACAATCAGGTTTAATCTTACTAATGAAGTCGATTTTATCACCAACTCCTTTTGACATTCCTGCAATATAAGCTTCTGGATCTGCTATTGCAATATCTCCAACTTCTGCTTCTGTTAATGATTCGAAAGGTTTCTCTCTTTCACGAGCATTTCTATCATCTATCTTCTTACCAGTCTTAGGTGTTAGACCTGAGGGTCGTTTCTTTTTAGTAGGGTCGTTTGGAGATTTCGCATGTTCTATTCCCATCTCTTCTTCTGATCTCTTATGACCTCCTTTGTAATCGACTATTGATTCGAATTTTTGATGTCCAGCTCGTACTTTCCATGAGCCCCATGATCCGGTGCCACTTTCCATAGCTTGCTTAAATTCACCGCTTGGTATTTCAATTAGCCATGAGTCATCTATGTTTAGTTTTGTATCAGCATTGAGTGCGTTTACCACAACCATCAATTCAGCATGATCCTTTGGAAATTTCCAAAATGAAAGAGTTTTAAATGCAGGAAATGCTCTTCCTGAGCACCACCCGCGTTCTCCGCCTAGGTAATTAAACATTTGTTTCCAACTAACTTCAGTGCCGAGCTTTTTGATTATATCACCCTTGAGAAGTTTTGTTGCTTTTTTATACAAATTAGGATGTGTATTTGATGCCCCGCCCTTTATGAATATTTTATCGGGGCCGTAGAATCCAAATGGGATATTACCTTCATCATCATGATAGCCGATCTCGGTTTTAAACCCTGTAGTTCTTGTTGGAGTGTAGTTTGGATTGTCTTTATGTCGTTCCCATGCAATTGGGTTCATCACAGCATTAGGGTTCTCATTAAGTGTTGGATAAAAGTCTTCTTCCATTGATTCGAAAGGTTTCTCTCTTTCACGAGCATTTCTATCATCTATCTTCTTACCAGTCTTAGGTGTTAGACCGGATGAACGTTTCTTTTTAGTAGGGTCATTTGGTGATTTTTCATGGTCTCCAATAGTATTAGCTTTTGATAGCTGAGTAACTGAAGTCAGATTTTTGTACTGGGCTACTGTAACCAGCT